ATATTCGATAATCCGGCACTGATTAGGGCGAATCCAAAGTATCTTTCTGCTCTAAAATCGCAGACAAAAATAAACAGAGCTAGACTACTCGATGGGGCTTGGAGAGTCAGAGCAGAAGGAAGCAGCTTATTCGATAGAAAATGGCTTCATAAAGTAGACGCTATACCTAGAGGCTGTAAAGAGTGCAGAGCTTGGGACAAAGCTAGTCAAGAACCAAGTGATGTAAATCGGTATCCTGATTATACAGCCGGAAGTCCTAAAATAGCTAAAGATAATGATGGTAATTATTACCTCTACTGGGGATTTGTAGATGAGGCGACAGATAAGAATTCTGGAATTATTGGTAAATTTAGAAAAAGACCTGGGGAAAGAGATAATTTAATCTTAAAACAATCCCAACAAGATGGATCAGATTGTACCGTAGTTTTTGCTATTGACCCTGGACAGTCAGGTAAAGTTGAATTTAGAGAGTCTTCTAAAAAACTAATAGAGAAAGGGTTTACTGTTCGATCAGACCCGATGCCTAACACTAAATCTAAAACCAAAAGATTTGAGCCTTTCAGTTCTGCTTGCCAAAACGGTTTAGTTTCAATAGTAGAATCTTCTTTTCCTAATAAAGCCACTTTAGACGCCTTCTACAAAGAAATGGAGTCTTTTTGCGAAGAAAGAAGTACTGCTCATCGTAAAGACGATTGGCCAGATGCAACAGCATCGGGATTTAATTGGTTGGCGCAGGAAAGAGTAATAAAAATAGTTCCAAGAAATCAAACACATTCTAAAACATACGCCTCCGAAGTATTAGAACAAAGTAAGCATATTAAAGAATATAATCAAGAAAACCAATTAAGAGGATATAATGACTGAAGAAATTAAACCAGACCGTATTGTAATTCAGAGTAAAGGTTTAGGTGCTAAATACGAACGACAATTCTTTATGGATATTCAAAACGCCATTTTAAATGGCTACCGAATTGCTGATAACGATAGTCGGGCAGATGTAAGTATGAGATTGTTTAGAGGCCGTTTTGGAAGAGCTGTCTTATACCTACAAGAAGAAAACGCAAAAACTGAAGATAAGACTGTTAAAGAAATTGAAACAGAAGAGTCTGATAAGATAGTAATCTCGCCGAATCTTATAGAAGAAATAGAAAAAACTAATTCTCATAAAGACTTAAAAGAATTGGCCAAAGAGCATAACCTAGAAGCTCCAAGTAATTTAAGGAACCCTAAAGCCTTGAAGAAAAATCTTCTTGAGCAAGTACAAGTTCAAGAATAAGCGAAGGAAGAGGAATGGCAAATGAAATAAAAAAGTCTGAAAGTGTTGGACAAGTTGTTACAAGACCTTTAGGACGGGAGAAGGGTCAACCTCGCATAATTACTTCTAGTAAGTTTATCCAAGATATTAGAAAGAAAGATTTAGTAATGCCTACTCGTTTATGTACGTTCGATACGATGGCAAATGACGACGCAGTTTTCAATTCTATTGATATTACCAATCTCTTAGTTCTCACTGCACTTACAAATGGGGAATTTAAACCTAAGAAAGGACAAGCCAGTAAGATTGCGGCAGATTTTCTGAATTATTGTATTAGAAATATGAGCGCCGGAACTTGGATGGAGGCTGTGAACAACGCCTGTACTGATCTAAGATACGGTTTTTCTTTTTTAAATATTGTTACTGAGATAAGAAATTACGGAAAATATGCAGGCTCTAAGGTACTAAAAAAACTTGCTCCTAGAGATCAGAAGTCTGTTTATGGGTGGGTATGGGATAAAGATCTGAGAGAGTTTAGGGGTTTTGTTCAGAAACCTATGTTAAGACAACTTAGAGAACCTACTATCAAAGAATTTGAAGCAGGATTATTTATAGGTGGGATTACAAATGGTTTTCTTTTACCCAGATATCCTTTCCTAAGTACACAACAGCTTCTGCATTTTAGACAAAATCCTACAAATAATAATCCTCAAGGCGATTCTCCACTAATTCATTGTTATGATGCTTGGATGGAGAAAAAGCTTGTAGAAAGATATGAGATAGTTGGGGTTTCAAAGGATTTTGGTGGGGCAGTAGTATTAAGGGTTCCGTCAGAATTGATCGAAAAAGCAAACGACCCTGTTAATTACCCAAACGAAGCAGCTGAATACAGACAACTCCAAGAAGATGCTGCTGCTTTACATGCTGGTGAAAGTTCTTATATTGTACTAACTTCTGATGTAGATGCCACCACTCAAGCAAAATTATTTGATTTTGAGTTAAAGGGTATTGATGGTGGAGGTAAACAATATAATACCTCAGATATTATAGACCAGAAAAGAAAATCAATTTATAACTGTTTTGGTACTGGATTCTTACTATTAGGTCAAACAGGGCACGGTTCTCACTCTCTATCTGATAATCAAATGTCCACCCATGACTATTATGTAGATAGAAATTTATTATATAAAACAGACGTAATTAACAACCAATTAGCTCCAAGACTTTTGGCTATAAATAATATAAGTCTTGATTACGATCAAATGCCAGAATTTGTTCCGGCTGATCCCTCTAAGCCAGATTTAGATATTATTGGTAAGTTTATTCAACGTTCTAAATCTGATGGTGGTCTTAGTCAAGCTGCGTTAGAAAAACTCTATGCAGATGCCGATTTACCTATCGATGGTATCGAAGAATTGTCTTTTACTGATAAAGGCGATAGTCGAGCTGGTGAATCTGGCGGTTCTTCTGGCACAGGGAATACTCAAAATGGCGGATCTTCTAGTGCTACTAATTCAGAAAATGCCTCTAAAAGTGTTGCGAAGAATTTGGTCTTAGATTACGAAGATAATAATCAAATAGTACTTATAGACTCCAGTACAGGAGAGTCTGTTTTTATAAACAAGGATAATTAATTAATGAGCGATGAAGAAATAAAAAAAGCGACGGAGGGGGATAAACGGAATATTTTAGATTCTGCTCTTAGAAGTTTCTACAAAAGTAGTCCATTCTATGATTCTTGCTACTACTCTCCATGGCTTATGGATTACGACGACACCTATATTTATTTTGAGGTGTGGACTGAAGGGAATGGCTATAAAACTTACCGAGATACTTACTCTTTTAATGGGACTTCAGCGACATTTAGCAACTCTATAGAAGAAGTGGTTCGTCAGACAGAATATGAAGTAGTTCAAACAGAAGCAGATATCGAACGCTCTCTGACCGATAAAATAGTGTCTACTATTGAAAAATATTTTGGCGGCTCTAAGAAATCTAATCAGATTATAAAACAATTTGACGATGAAGAGATGATTGCAATAGAGCCACTGTATATTGCTGCTGGCGAGGTAGATGCGGTAGGAGATACTTACGATCTTGAAGATGCATATGAAATGGTAGCTAATTTTAATAAAGCTATTGAAGAAAAAACTATTTCTCATGGATTATTCCATAAAAGTAAAACAAAATCATATAGTTTTATTAAAGCTTGGGTTAATGAATGTGAATGTACTATTGGAGAAACTTTGGTTAAAGAAGGACAACCAATCGTAAAAGTGCAATTTCACAATAAAGAAGCCTGGGAACTGAGAAAAAGTGGAGAGCTAATGGGTTTATCTATTGGAGCCAAAGCTATTTTCGAGGAGTTAGAAGATGAGTGAATTGGATAAAATAAAAGATAAACCAAAAGCGAAACGTAAGCTTAGTAAAATTCGTTTTGATTTTGAGGGAGCTGAAGCTTCTTATACTGATGCTTCCCAAGGCGGGGCTTGTTCTGAAATGAATGAACCTTTCCTCTTAAAGGCCAAAGAAGTCAAACCTTTGACGGAAGGGCAAAAAGCTATTCTTCAAAAAATTGGAGAAGAACCAACCCCATTGGGCAAGAGCTTGTCCGATAAAGATAACAATGTTAGTAAACAAAAGGAAGACGATAAAAATATGTCTGAAAACATGGTAACTCGCGAAGAGTTTGAAAACCTTCAGAAAGCTCTTGCTGTAGCAGAATCAACTAATAGTATTCTGAAATATGGTTTTGAAGCTGAAATGAATAAATCTGTTGCAGATGCTCTGGCCAACCTCGATAAAGAAAGTCGGGAAGCTATTGTCAAAGCGTTTGATAAAATGACAGAAGAAAAAGAAGAGGCTATTAATAAAGCCAAAGAAAAGTCTACTGAAAAAAGTACTTTGGAACAAGAATTAGAAAAAGAAGCTGGCGAATCCGGTGAAGCAGAGGGCGAGAATGTAGAAAAAAGTCTCGTTGAGCGTATCCAAGCTTACCAGAAAAAGAAAGAAGGAGAGTCTAACTAATGCCTGTAAATGCAACTGGTCGTAAATATTTAACTGATTTGCTGAAAGGTGTCAGTACTTTTCACGATGATACTCATATCCGTTTTAATTATGCAACTGTAACTCTTGGTGGTACTGCTACTGATGTTGATCCTATTGGTACTCCTGTTATTTGGGTAGATGCTAATTCTCAATTTGAGATTTATGTAGCACAAGATATTGCTGCCACTATTACCACAGGGGGTTCTCCACTGCCAGACGGTTCTGTGATTGCACTGACCGTAGGTGATGAATTTGGTGTTGGATTTAATAAGCATGATCTGGACCTCAACGATGATCCTGACGCAACTGTTCTGTTTCGTGGAGACGCTGGTGTAGTGGATGAAGGTATTGAGTGGGGCACTGCTGACGCAACTGCACAAGCTGCTTTCTGGGCGCAATTAGAGAAACAACGTATTACTCGTGTTACTAATGCTGAAGTTGTTACTCCGGCCTACACTTCTTAATAAAAGGAATAATAATTAATGACTGTAAAGATTACTCAAAGTGAAATCTCCTTTGATAAAGCCCTGAGTCCAGCTCAAGGTAATGATTTTGAGATGGAAGATATCAGTCCTATTGTACGTAGGACTCAAGTCGCGCCGGGATTGCTTACTGCCCTGTTCGGTGGCGAAACCATGGATATCATGTTACAAACCAATACCGTTAAACATGATGAGTTGGAAGATACTCTGCAACTGCCAGACGGTAAGGCATTCGAGGCTTATGGGCCTGATATTCAGAAAGATAAACCTCGTCAAATGATTTACGAAGTTGGTAGCTTTGGTTTGCGTTCTAATGTAGCACCAAAAGATTATGCCAATCGTCGGATTCCCGGCAGTATGGATCTGATGGATGAAGCATACCTCGTCGAACGGATGAATACTAAAGCAGAAAAAGCTTGGTCTTTGTTCGACGAACTTGGTTTCGCTCAGTTGATCACTCTTGATACTAACATTACTCGTGGTGGACCACAGCCGATTTATAACTTCTACACCGATATTATAGGTACTTCGCGTCCAGCTAAAATTGATATGGATCTTGGTAGCACTACTATTGATCATTTCCAAGCGTTTACTGAGCAATTGCAGTTGCTGGAAACTGATCTGGAAAAAACTTTCAATAGCATGACTACTGCAATTGTTTTATGTGGTAAAGATTTCTTCGCTAGTCGCTTAGAAATTGAAAAACAAGAAGGTTTGGCTCGTGATCTTCGCGGTCCTCTGGATCTGGCATCTATGGGCGTACCACGTAGTAATTTCAATTCTGGTAGTGGCTTGTTCCGTTATCAGTGGTTCGATTCTTTCGATGGTCTGCGTTATATCCTCTACAGTGCGAATATCCTTGGCACCAAGATGATTGCTGATGCTGACGCTTATTTACTTCCTGTAGGTGCTGAAAACTTCCTGCGTCGAGCTTATGCTCCTGCTCAGACTCGTACCTATGTGAACACTTCTGCTCAGACTCGCTATGCCTGGAGTAAGGAAAATGAGCGTAATGGTGTCACTATGGCACAAGAGTCTAATGTCCTTTATCTCGACATTAACCCTCAGCTAATCCGCGCCCTTACCTCTACAACCTAATAAAATAGGTTATATAAGATATGGACCACCAAAGTAAATTACTGGGGTGGTCCTTTTATATAAGGAATTATAATGGCAGCAATAGACAGGGATCAATTGTTATCTGATGCAAAATTATGGTTGCCTGAATCAAATGTTTTATCTGATGCTGAAATGTTGCAGATAATTGAATTTGTTATTCAAAATCAAATTCCTGCGGATGATGATCAATATTATGCTGAAGCTCTTTGTAAGTCCCTGAGAGCAATAGCACTAGCAAATAATGCTAGATATCAGGTAGATTCAGCTGGTAAGCGGAAAGAACAAGTTGGAGATGTAGAAGTTCAGTGGTTTGAAAGAACTTCAGTAAATGTTTGGCCGAATTATATAGATTCATTAAAAGATATTTGTCCTTTATTTGGTTACACAGGTTTGAATACCGGGATCGGAATGAAGATAAACCCCGGAGATAAGTTTGTAATAAATGACTGCCCATGTCCGAAGAAATTAATATTCTAATGATAAAGCTAAAAGTAAAGAAAAAAGGAAATCAATTAGAAAAATTGGTGAAAAATTTCCACGACTTGAACGGAGAGAATGTGCAAGTCGGTCATTTCGCTTCACAAGGAAAACATTATTCTGGTTATACATACCCGGAATTAATGGCCCTTCATCATAACCCCAGAACAAACGGTTTTGATTTTCCTCCCCGTCCAGTATTAGATATTTTATTCGCTAAAAATTTGAATCTAAATTCTCAAGGTATTAAAAGAATACTTTCTCAATATAGAAAGATGGAATTAAATCAAAATGCTAATAAATTTTTATTAGATGCTATAGGAAAATATTTAAGAAACCAAGAGAAAAGAATTTTCGGCTCCTCTGATTTGGCACCAAACGCTGAATCTACGGCGGAACGAAAAGGTAAAAATAGTCCTCTAATTGATACTGGAGACTTGCGGCGGAAAGTAGCTTATAGAACATCTAAGAATAAAGAAATTAAGGAGAGTTAGTGGCAATATCATTATTAAATAAATCAACATTAACTTTTCAGAGAGATGGCGGGGATGGGTATTGGGATGAACATGGCGAATGGGTAGAGGCAACCCCTATTTCTTTTGTTGCCAAAGGTAATATACAACCTTTCCGGGAAGGTAAAGAACAAACAATATTACCAGAAGGTAAAAAAGCCACAGATGCTTTTATTTTTTATACCAAAACTCAGATAAATACTGCGTCTCAGTTTACTAAGGAGTTGGCAGATACTACAACAATAGACGGTTTAACTTATTACGCCCTTGCTGTAGAAGACTGGTCTAAACAACCTGGGCTAGTGCCAACACACTGGAAAAATGTACTTCTACGTGAAGATCAACCTACTAATGGGGGTCTTTGATGAGTATAGCTTTAGATACGATTCTTGATAAATTTCTTAGTGTAGCTAGAGACGCATTAGACGGACAGTTGTCTACAATCGGACCTCCCGGTAATCCTATCCCAGCTGTTATCAAAGAAAGACAGAACGGCACAATTCCAGACTATCCCTACGCTTCGATCAATATTCTCGATATAACAGAGAATGGTGAATGGCTTTTACAGGACTATATTGACGATGACGATAATTTAGTATACGAAAACAATAAATATTTGTTTATGAATTATAGAGTTTATGGCGGAAACGCCTTAGAAATTGCAAATAATTTGTATGGATACTTCAGAATTGAAACAGTATTGGATTCTATAAGGCAAGTAACCGGCGGCGCTGTTGTTCAATTATTTGATATTGATTCTCTACCCACCCTACTTTCAGATACATTTTTAGAAACAGCAAGTTTTAATTTTGTTTTTGGGATTACAGATACGCTTATCATACCAGACACAGGGACAAATTTTATCAGTTCTATTGGTTTGGATGGTGAATTACTACATGGTGAAGGAGATCCCGATCCATTAGATATTAATGTTAATGCCCCCTAATTAAAGGAGAAATCATGGCGTTACAGGATAAAATTGCCCAAATCCTCATTTCGTTACAAACTACACCAGTAACGCAAGCAGGTTTCGGCACTATTCTATTTATTTCGGACGATCAGCGTTTTATTGAACGTATTCGTTCTTATGCTTCCTTAGATGCAGTGGCAGAAGATTTTGAGACTACAGATGCGGCTTTTATTGCTGCAAATAGTGCTTTCTCGCAGAATCCTGCCCCAACTGTATTCAAAATAGGAAAAAGACAAGCAGACAGTATTTTGACCCCAGAAAATGTTGCGGAAGATACTGTCTACAATATTACCGTCATTGTTAATGATAATGACAGCGTAACTGCAACTTATACGGCATTAGCCTTAGATACAGCAGAAGAGATTGTAACCGATCTTGCGTCTCAGATAAATGCAAACGCTGATGTAGCAGATCATGTTACGGCAGCTGTGGTAGGAGTAGGAGCAGCGGCTACTCTTTCTATTACTCCGAATACAGCTACAGATACGTATGCGCTTACCGCTGAACAGAATCTGACGATAGATTTTACAGGAACTGAGGCAGCAGCCGACGTTATCACTGCAATTTCCGATCAAGACGATGATTATTATTTTGTAACTGCACACGATCACACTGAAGCTTTTATTCTCGCTATGGCAGGAGTGATTGAAGCACTCACTAAGATTTACTTTGTATCGGTTCAAGATGCAAACGTTTATGCTACTTTAGCAGATCCAGCAGTGGATACGTTAGGTAAGTTAAAAGAAAGTAATTACTTTAGGACTAGCGGTTGGTATCATCACGAAGCTGATGCTAAATTTCCAGAAACTGCTTTTGTAGCTGTCGCATCCCCTTCTACTCCTGGAACTAAAGTATGGGCAAATAACCGAATTGCTGGTTTTGGTGCATCTAGGAATGCAGATGGGTTTAAGCTTACTTATACTCAACGTAATAATTTATTTGAGCGTAATGCTAACTGGGTGGAAACTCAATTAGGTGTGGATATTACCCGTCCTGGTAAAGTAGCTGCTAATGAGTGGATTGATACTATCAGGGATCGTGATTTTTACGAAGCACGGTTAACTGAAGCATATACGTCTAAATTTATTAATTCCCCTAAAGTTCCTTATACCGATTCTGGTATTAACGAACTTAGGAATATTTTTAATACAGTTTCTGATCGTCTTGTTACGACTCCTGGTAGTCCTAACGTGTTGCAAGAAAATAACCCATATACATCGAATTTCCCTCGGTCTGTTGATGTACCTCTTGCCGATAAACAAAATAGAATTCTTAGGGCAACGTTTACAGCATTTTTGGCGGGAGCGATTCAGTTAATCGAATTGCAAGGTGTCTTAACGTTCGAGCAAGATGCATAAGGAGAATAATTAATGGCTTTACCGATTTATTCAAGTAAGAATAATAAAGTTGCTTATGGAGGTGTAGATTTAGATGGTCTTGCTCCAGACTCATTTATTACTTTCAGTTTTACCACTGACCGTACAGATGAAGAAGTGGGGGCAGATGGACAGACTATGATTTCCATAATGCCCGATCAAGGAGGAACTTGTACAGTATCTCTGCAACAAGCTTCTCCTGCAAATTTAATTCTTGCAGGCGTACTGAATTTTAATGAAGTAAACAATACACTAGTTAGAGCAAACCTAGCAATATCGGACCCCTCTGGAAGTGTATTAGCATTCTTGAGAAATGCTCATATCAAGACAGCCCCAGAAGTTAGTCTTGGTAGTACCGCAACAGGCGTTACAAGAGATTGGGTGTTTTATTGTGAACAATTACTTTTCACTCAATCTCCAGATGGCTTAGCTATTTCTGATGACACTATCAGAATTGCTTCTGCTGTTGATACTATCATTACAAATGTTTAATTAAATATGGCGGCTTCACGCCGCCTTTTTAGTTTTTAAGGGGGAAAATTGAACGATATTCAGAAAATTGCTGAATCGTCTTTGACGCAAGCCGGTTATCATTCTGTCACTATAAAAGAAAAAAAATATACGATTGAACTGTTACCAGCTACACAAGCATTAGCGATTGGTATGCAAATATTTAAAACTGTTTTACCAGCTTTTGCATCTTGGGCTGATTCGTCTGAAAGAGAGGATTATATTCTCCCAGAAGAAAACAGCATGTACACAGAAATTGCTCTTCTTTTGGTTAATCAGTTAGATAAAATTAGCGTTTTAGATCTGGTGACTGTTCTAACAAAAGATGTTTACTTCAATGGAGCTAAAGTAGATATTGATAATGAATTTAAAGGGAATATTGGTGGTCTTCTTATCTTGTTGGAGTTTATTTTAAAGGAGAATATTGGCCCTTTATTGAAAGACTGGTTCGAGGAAAAGGGTTTCAAAATCCCCTACTTTTCGGATCAGAGGAACAACAAGGAAGATACTACAAACAAATAGAGGAGAATGTAAAGAATAATACTCTTCTTAGCGAAGTAGATTGGATTTTTCTTAACACATTATCATCTAAAAACTGTAAAAATGAATCTCTTCATTCTCTCAAGTATGGCTACACATTACCAGAATTTCTAGTACTGAAAGAGGGAGTGGAGATATTAGACGCTTATGAAATGGCTATGAATAAAGATTCTGAGGTTAATAAGCCTAAGTAGGAAAGAATATGGCAAAAAATGTCGTTCAAGATTGGGTCGTGGAAGTTGGTTGGAACGACTCTAAAGTAATAAAAGGTCAAAAAAGACTTGAGAAACTTATGTCTAAAGTGGACAAGGTTTCTGCCAGAATCGCCTCAACACAAGATAAAAAACTAGCTAAACAAAACGACCAATTAAGAAAACAAAATGCCTTAGAATCTCAACGCTTATCCCTTAGGAAAAAAATAGCTCAAGCTGAGGCGCTGGGATTCCGAGATTTGAAAAAGGAACGTGGTGCTCTTGGTGGTACTAATCCTTTAAAGATTAGACAACAGATTCTCGATTTAGATAAAAGAATAACAGTAGAAAGAAAGAAGCAAAGAGAATTAGAGGTAAGGAAGAAAGCAGAGCAAGCTGCTATCAAAGCTCAGCCTAAGGCGTTTTCTCTTCCTAGTCATCAGAGACTTAAAGAAGAACTTAAGATAGACAACATAGTTGAAAACGCAAGAAAGAGTCTTAGCGAAACTTCTAAAGAATTCCGAGTAATAAATAACGAAGCGAGAAGATTAAAATCAGAGTTAGCTAAAGTTGGAAGCAGAGATGATTTAGTAAGATTGCAAAATCAGACAATGAGACTCAGGCGATCTACTGCCGAAGCTACTGCGAAGATAAGAGAGCAGACAAGGGCTATGAACGCCCAGAAGTTTGTGGCTAAGGGCGTGACAGATAGTATTAGAAATATGGCGAGAAGCTATGTCTCTATCTTTGCCGCAGTTGAAGCTGGTCGTGCAATTGTAAGAACAGTTACAGAGCTTGACTCTCTGAACGCCTCTTTGCTGGCTGCCGGTGGAAATGCAGAACAAGCCGGTAAAGATTTTGAATTTATTAAGGTACAGTCTGAAAGACTTGGTTTTAGTTTAACTGAATCTGCTAAAGGGTGGACACAAATAGGCGCTGCTGGTAGGGCATCTAATTTAACAATGGAAGAAACCAAGGAAGTCTGGCTTGCTGGTACTGAAGCTGCGAGAGCTTTTGGACTGGACTCACAAAGGTTGGGGTTTGTACATCTTGCCCTATCCCAGATAATTTCTAAGGGCAAAGTCAGCATGGAGGAATTACGCAGGCAGCTCGGAGAGCATTTGCCTGGCGCAATGTCCATAGCAGCAAAAGCTATGGGTGTTACCACCATGGAATTAGAAAAGATGGTAGAGGCTGGTATACCAGCAGAAGAATTCTTACCTAAATTCGCAAAAGAATTAAGAAACAGCGTAAAAGAATCTGGTGCGTTAGAAGCATCTCTCAAAAAGATTTCAGCAGAACAAGGCAGATTTATAAATGCACTCCAAAGGGGGCTGATGGAGGCATCAGGCGCTGGCGCCAGTGAGGGAATACAGCAATTCTTTAAAGGCTTGACGGATCTTGTTAAAGGGTTAACGCCTTTGTTTAAAGGTTTAGGAATTGCTATAAGACTTGTTGGCCTCGGATTTGGAACTTTAGTCAGGGTGGCTTCATCTATTGCTAGTGTTTTCACTTCGCTTGTCGGGATTATAGGTGAGACAGTATCTGGAATATTACGTTTAGGAGACGTTTCGAAGGATTCTGAAGGTAATATAATAAAACTAGGAAATACCGCAATAAAAAGTTGGAGGGGGTGGAACACAGAAATTGAAGAAGTCATATTGAATTTTGAATTACTTGGAAATGAAATACAATTAATATTTGCTCTTCTTCAACGCTTCTTTAAAATGGCTTCTGAAGAACTGAAATTCACTTTAAATCCTGCTGAAGCTATTCGACAAACAGGCGCATTCTTCGACAAATTTAATGCAAGCCTTGATGAATCATTTAAGAAGGCCAGTATAACAGAAGGCTCTCCTTTTGCTGGTACAGCTTTTACTAAGAGCGTCCCACTGAAGTCTAGTACAACCCCTACAGGAGGTACTAATACCTATAATGTTACTTTCAATACGGAAAGAGGAAGCAAAGAAGAAATAAGATCTAACTGGGAATCTTTTATGCAAGAAAACCTAAAGGTAGCACTACCATGAGTGTATACTACATAATAGATAATAGAGGAATTATATACGAGTTAGATGCAACTACAGAGATTACTTATCAAGAAACTGGAACCACCACTGATAATATAATAGAAACTGGGGAGTCGGTGGCAGATCATTATATAAATAACCCAGTAAAAATTACTCTTAGAGGAAGTATCAGTGATATTAAAGCTTTATCCTCTTCTGGTCCAAACTCTAAATCTACCCGAGATTACATTAATGGCCTCAGAAGACTTAAAATTAATAAACAATCTTTTACTTTTCATTTTGGAGAGAAGGTAGGTTCTTTTGGTAATTGCTTTTTTGAAGAACTTAATATCACTCAGAATCAGAGCAGAGGGAATGTTGGAGGTTTAGATAGTTTTAATATCTCTGCCAATATTAAGCAGATTCGTCTAGCGAGGAGAGCTAGGGTGGTACCGGCTAGAGAAGCAGGCATCCCTACAGATAATTATCAAGAACAAACTCAAGGCACTAGTACGACAGCAGAGCCTGAGGGAGATAATCTTGACAGATTGATAAGAGAGAGAGCTAGGCTAACACAGCAACTAGTAGACTTAGATAATCCGACAGGGGGTTAAATGTTATTACTACCAGTTTTAGAATCCTCATGGACTAGCCAAAATATTAGCCTGGGGGGTTTAGACTATGAATTTATATTTTCATATAATACAAGAGATTCCCGGTGGAGATTCGATATATATTTAGAAGGTGAACCTGTAGTGCTAGGAATTAAGGTAGTGGAAAATCAAATGTTTCTAAGGAAATATATATTACCTCTTTTTAACCATGGTGATATAGCTTGCCTAAGACTTAAGAATGATGGCTTACCTGTAGGTAGAAATAACTTAGGTCAAGGCCGATCTTATGAACTTATATATTTTACTAACGAAGAACTACAAGAACTAGGACTTATTTAAAAATGGCTGAAGACGTGTTTGATAGAGTTTATTCTCTGACTGTAGGAAGAAACAAGGGGTTGATCGAAAAAACTATTCCGCAACTCCTTGTACAACCACAAGTAGGCGTACCACAGCTTTTAGCAGACCCGAGCTACACAGACTTCAATGCTAAGCCAAATGGCGCTATCCTTGTCACAGAGCTTAGAATCACCGCTGACATACAGTATACAAAAGAAGGATCTACCAACAAGCAAGGATCTGTAATTACTATTTATAATCTAAATAGAGATAATCAGAAATCTATTAGTTCTGAAGACACTGTATTACTAAGAGCTGGGTATCGCAGTACAGATGGTGATAATCCCCCCCTAATCTTTGCTGGACAAGTGGATGATGTAATGACAGAAAAGAAGGGCCAAGACACCATAACTAAATTAGTGTGTACGGCAACATCTATACCTAGAAAGAATGTTAGATTTAGTAAAATGCCAGTAAGAAATGAAACTAATTTAGATGTCGCTAATTATTTTGCTGATCTAGCTGCTGCCAACGGTATTCCAAAAGGCAGGGTGTTTATTCAAGATGTAGTGACTTACCCCAGCGGGTACGCAGCAGGGGGGAGCTTTTGGTATGCAATGGAAAAGTTCTGCCAAGACTTCAATCTTAATTGTTATACAACATTAGGTAGACTTTATATTGAACCCATTGCTGTTACAGCACCCGCCACTGCAAAGGTCATAGTAAGTGCTGAAAACATTAAAGACTCTATTAGATCTGAGGATGATGCAGCAGGTAAAAGTTCCCCCGATGTCTCTAAAAAATCTGGGATTGTATTCAACACCTTTCTCAATGGAAATATCACCCCAGCTAAATTAGTTAATATAGATTTTGGAGAATTCCGTGGTGATTATTTAATTAGTTCTGTCTCTCATAAATTAGATTTAGAAGGTAATAGTTGGGATACGATAGTTAGCTGTAAGCGCAGAGAGGGATAATGGCAAGCCTTGAATTTTCAGACGTTGTGGAGCGTATTGTAGAACAACATTTACATGACCATGTTTATACCTCTATCCCTGCCAAAGTGATTAGTGTTGATAATTTTACATCTAATCAAACTGTGGACATACAGCCGCAGATTGTAGACACCTTCAAAGATAATAAGAATGTAGAGTTACCTCCGGTACTGGATGTTCCTTTGCTAATGCCCTCTGGTGGTGGTGGGCTACTATCATTCCCTATTAAAGTGGGTGATACAGTGTTAGCTGTATTCTCCCAAAAAAGTATAGAAGAATGGCTTGATAGTAGGGCAGACAATATAAGTTACACGCCTAGTGATAAAAGAACCTACAGCCTCAATGACGCTATAGCAATTCCGGGGTTGTACACTAAAGTAACTAACCTCAATCCTAATGCCACAGATGTTGAATTAAAATTTAGTGGTATGTCAATTCGCTTAGGTGTAGACGGCAATCTTTATGTTGATAGTGATTCACAAATAAATATTGTTTCTGGTGGGAATACTACTATAAATGTTACAGGGAATCTAGAAGCTGAAGCTACAGGACAAGTGGACATTACATCTCCTACAATAAATTTAAACGGGAATGTGAGTATCAGTGGCGATTTGAGTGTTACTGGCAGCGGTTCTGTTACAGGTGATCTGGAAGGTAATGAAGTTACAGCTACCAATGAAGATGTGAAACTTTCTACGCACGAACATCCTGCACTCAATGCACCACCTACCCCCGGTACGTAAGGAGACGCTATGTCAAAAGACTTAGCTTTAGATACAACAACAAATGATTTAGATGTTTCTAACAGTCTTTTAAGATTAACTGAAACTCAAGAAGAAACCACTAGACAAAAAGTACAAATTTATCTTGCTATGAACAAAGGAGAGTGTTTTTGGAGTACAGCAGAAGGGATTCCCTATTTAGCTAATGATAATAACAATATCCAATTATTAAGTAAAAATACAACAGATAAAAGATTTGTAGATATTGTTATGAAGCAAGCTATTTTAGAAAGAGAGGGAGTTATTGGGATCACGAACTACTCTTCTTCTTTAGATTCTGCCAATAGAAAATTATCCATAAGCTTTAGTGCTAATACTGAGTCTGGTGAAATTATAACAATAGAAGAATTGGAATTAGAGATATGATAGGAGATTTATGGCTGGTTTAACGTCACAGGGGCTCAGTATCCTCAGACTGCCTGAAGTATTAGATGAGATAGAAACGGCAGAAAGATCTAATATAGATCCCAATATAAGTGTAACAGAAGATACAGTTTTAGGCCAATTAAATAATATAATAGGGTCATCTCTTTCTGATTTGTGGGCATTGCTACAAGCAGTTAATGATAATTTTAACATCGATGTAGCAGAAGGAAAGAATCTTGATGACTTAGCTACTCTGAGAGGAGTAACGCGAGTCCCAGCTACTAGAAGCAATACAGACAGACAACAGTTTGTTGGTGACAACGGTACAACAATTCAAGCTAATTCTTTATTTTCTAATGTTATTACAGGGGATAGGTTTTTTAATCCCTCAGAAATAACATTAGATAGTTCTGCTTGTCTGTCGGCTAATCTCTCTGTACAACAAGTATCAAACTTAGAGACTTATACTATAACAATCAATGGTATAAATTATGAATATACTTCTTCTGGAGCAGCTACAGCCTCTGAGATAATTAATGGCTTAGCTACTTTAATAAATGATGATACTGCTGCAACTTGGAGCGCTACAGTAGACGGAACTACATTAACTATTTCTTCAGATGACACAAATACAATACAAATTGTTGTTATTACATTTATCTCAATAGATCAAATTACAGTAGAAGGAAGAATTGAAGCGCAAGAATTTGGACCAATAGTGGCTCCCCCAAATTCTATAGAAAACATTGTTACCATCATTCCTGGCTTGATTAGCACAACTAATATTTTACAACTAGTGTTAGGCAGAGAAGAAGAATCAGACGAAGAATTAAGGCAAAGAGCTAAAACAGCAGGATCATCTGATTGCACAGGGACTATTCCATCTATAGAGATGGCGCTGAGTAACAATGTCATTGGGGTTACTTCAGCTCTTGTTGTAGAAAATGTATTAGCGACACATGATTTCGATATTTCAGATATTACAGGTACTTTCCAAGTTGGTGAAACTATTGTAGGAGACGCTTCTGGAGCAGAAGGAAGGATTGTTGAAATTGTTGATGCGGATACACTTAGAGTGAGAATCTGTGGAATATTTTTTGACGAGACGGAAGATATTACAGGTGTTACATCAGGAGCGACGGCAACACTAGATAAAGATTTTCCTCCACATGCTTATGAAACTATTGTAGTGGGCGGAGATAATACGGAAGTAGCTGAAGAAATTTGGAGAACAAAACCAGCCGGGATTAAGTTGTACGGCAACACTAATGTAATTATCGTAGATAGTAATGGGAATAATCGGAGCATAGATTTTACCCGTCCGTTAGCTGTTAATTTTGCTGTGAGGGTACAATACACTCTCTATGATGAAGAGCAGTTTCCTGTCGGTGGTAATGGGGTAATAGTGGATACAGTTGTCGATCATATAAATGATTTAGGGATTGATGTAGATGTTATTACAGGAAGAATGTTTGGTCCGATTTATTCTGCTGTTAGTGGCATAGATGAATTAATAGTTGAAATACAAGTGATAGCAAGTCCTGGAACTGCCCCTAATCCTGGAAGTTGGCAAACAGCAACCATCCCTATAGATGTTGATGAGTTTGCTAACATAACAGATATTGATGTAACAGTACTGAATATTACTCCATAAAGATGAAAGAATAAATAAAATATGAGTACACCTACACAGATTAACCATGTAGACGTGGGTTTAGATAGACTATTAAGCCAGTGGGATGAATCCCCAAAATTAAGAGGGCTCTTACAGTCCTATTTAGAACAAGCCGACGAGCTTGAGGAAGTATTATTTCAGCTGTTAAATGAAAGAGGGATCTTTACTGCAATCGGTGTGCAGTTAGATGTAATAGGAGCTTTATTCAACTTAACAAGAGACGGAAGGACAGATACTCAATTCAGAAATGCTATCCTAGAGAGAGCTAATGTTGTGGGAGATGATGGCACCACTGAAGTGTTTATGCAATCTCTTAGAACTCATACTAATTCTAATTTTGTAGATTTTTGGGAACATCAATCTGGGGATGTACACGCCCTCTTAGGAGACGGGTATTACTATAACACATGGGCAGATATAAAAAAGAAAGTTGCTGCTGGTGTTAATC